ATGTGCCTGCAACCATGCTCGAAGTGGTAAAAGATTCGGATATGCTAGGGGAGGTGCATGAGGCACACGGAGTGCAGAGTAAAGAGACTCCGAAGGAAAAAAGAAAGTACAAGTCAAGATCATAGAATTCGGATAGTCGCTAAATTTTTACCTATATAATATTGGACCTGACTACGCCCGGAGACTTTAGTGGCAACTTTCTCAAACACATCAAAACCAACACCTTTTGGAATATTTGACAACGACAGTGTTTTTAAGAAAGATGCAGACAAAGTAGTAACATTCGTAAAGAGGAAGCTGGGTGATGATATCTTGTCAGTTGAGCTGACTAAAAAACAAATATTTGCCAACTTTGAAGAGTCAATGCTTGAGTATAGTTCTATATTGAATCAGTATCAGGCAAAATCTCAGTTAGTTAACTTTCTTGGATATGCAACAGGAAGCACCACAGACCCCCACATAGCTTCAGGGTCAGAAGAAAAGTTTATCCGGGAAAACCTAGAATACTTATCTCGCTTCGCTGAGCCGTACGCAATGGAAGCAGGAGTGGGTGGGTCATATAACTCAGTGTCAGGATCGATACAGCTGGAGCAAAATCGTCAGGATTATGACATCTACACAGAACTGAAAGACGCATCTGGTAATGCAGTATTTGACGACACAAAAGGTAAACTAAAAATAATTGAAGTTTTTCACCAAAACCCGCAGGCAGCATACAGATTTTTTGATACAACATCTGCTGTAAACTACTTAAACAACGAGTTTAGTTTTGAGTCATTTACGCCTGAGACAATATTTTACGTGTTACCCGTGTTTGAAGACATTCTTAGAGCAGGGCAGCTTGATTTGTCAAACAGGGTAAGACGATCAAACTACTCTTACGAAGTCAACGGCACAAAATTAAGATTATTCCCATGCCCGCAATCAGACTCACGAAAGTTATATATTAGAGTACGTCAGTACCCTAACCCTTTGTCGCCTTCGTATGCTGACAAAACGATTCAAGGCGTATCAAATTTATCAAATATTCCTTTTGGAAACGTTGAGTATAGAAAAGTAAATTCGATAGGGAAGCAATGGGTGCGCCAGTATTCACTTGCACTTAGCAAGGAGCAACTAGGGTTAATTCGGTCAAAGTTTGGAAACTTGCCCATCCCTGGGGGTGAAGTCACGCTCAACGGTTCAGACTTAATTTCTCAAGGAAGAGAAGATCAGAAAGATTTAAAAGCACAGCTAAAAGAAATGTTAGAGACAATGACTTACGATAAGTTAATAGAAATACAATCAACAAGAGCTGAGCAAATGCAAAAGCAGTTACGTTTTGTTCCAATGCCGCTTGGTAAAGCAATTACTATGGGATAAAAAATGGGTCGTTTATTTATTACACCTCGCGAGATCAACTTCATTAATGACGTTGCAAAAGAGGTTGTAAAGGATGTCATAGGACAAAAAATATTCTATTTTCCAATATCAGAAATAAAATCAAAAGTACACGATGTTTACGAGGAGTCACCAGACAAGGTTTTTGAGAATCCAATTGAAATTGACTGCTTAGTAAAATATCAGCCTCAAGAAATACGAACAAACAGATTTGGTTCTGAGGAGTATTTCACAATTGAAGCTTACATACAATCAAGAGATTTGTTAGACAAAGAAATAGAAGTTAAAGAAGGTGACTTTTTTAGCTATGGAACAATTTTCTTTGAAGTCATAAAAGGACCTTCGTCAGATGTTATTTTTGGTCAAATAGAACACAAAAAGTATATCACAGTAACAGGGAAGCAGTCGAGAAAGGGTCAGTTTTTATCAAAAGTATTTGGACCAACTTCAGAAGCATACTCAGATCCAGACGCCGTGCAAGATACTTTCATTCAGCAACGTGGATTTAAAGAAAATGACAACGGTCCTACAGGTGATGTTAGGGAACTGAGAAAGCGAGGTGTTTTAGATAGTCCGATCACGGGTCCTAAGGAAGTTTCTAGTAAAGGTGACAAGACAAACGTTGGGTCTTCTTTCTATGATGAGGAAGGATGATGAAAAATCTAGGTGACAAAGTAATAAAAGATTTTGACGGGACAAACGCACCTGATGATTTTGATATACCTTCAATTGGAATTGAAGATATTGATCGTGCTATCTTTACTCTATTCAATGATAAACTGTCTTTTGAAGTTACACACAAGGGATCTTCTCAAAAGGTACCTGTTATTTTTGCAGCTGGAGAGCGATTTGCGCTAACAAGGCGAAAAAATCCAATAAGAGATAAAAACAATGCTGTAATCCTACCAGTGATATCAATAATGAGAAAGAATATTGATTTTTCACCGTCACAAGCAAACAAAGGGACAGCTATATCTTTTAGAGAACAAGAAAGTTATACTATAAGATATCGATTAAATGAGCGTGATAGAAGGTTTCAAAATATTATTAACAAACAGAATATTAAAAATCAAAAAAATGTGTCATCTCAGAAGAATTTTCAGATCACATCAACTCCTAGAAAAGAATCAAAGACTGGGACTGTTTCAACTAGGCGTAACTCTGCAAACATAGGGACAAATACTGTCTTGAGTTCTATCACAATGACCAATTCAAAAATTACGCTAAAGGAAGACCTTAGGCGGAACATCTTCGAAGTTTTTGAAGTGCCGTATCCTGAATTCGTTGCAGTAACGTATGATGTTGTATTCTGGACTCAGTATATGCAGCAGTCAAATCAAATGATTGAGACACTTGTTGTTAACTTCACCGGCCAGGGAGAAGAAATACCGATGGTGACTGAGGGAGGCTACGAATTAGTTGCATTTTTCTCTTCTCCGTTCACAAGCAATTCTAACTTAGATGAATTTACTGAAAATGAGAGAATTATTAAGCATCAGTTTTCTGTAACAGTACCTGGATACATTATCAATCCAAAGCACCCAGGAATGCCAAAACTTATAAGAAAATATGTTTCAGCACCACAGATTAACTTTACGTACTTGCAAGGAAACGCACAAGTTTTAGATTATCAGCCTGAGAGAAAGTCAGAAAAGATTAAACGTCATGTTTTAAATGATTTGACAAGTGTCAAAGAAAATGAACTTCGCAGAGGTGAAACAAGAGAAAAAATAGAGCGCGTAATAGTCAATCCATTTACTAAAGATACAAAGCTGGGATTTTCGAGAGTAAGGCTCCGAAACCAGCGTTCGGGAGAAACAGTAATATCATCAGAAATTGTGCGGGAAATTGAAACCCAAAGTGAATAATTAAAATGATATTTAGAGTTCGACACTATACTTATTATAGAATTTTGAGGAGAAATCGATGGCAGAACAGACTTTTAGATCGCCTGGCTTTTTCGAGAGAGAAGTAGATTTAACGCAAAGAACAACAGAGATAGTTGGCGTTCCAGCAGGTGTGATCGGCACATCTATAAAAGGCCCTGCTTTTGTTCCAACAACAGTTGGAAGTTTTATAGATTTCGAAGAGAAGTTTGGAACGTTAGACCCAGATAGGTTTGGCCCATATGCAGTGCACCAGTGGTTGCAACATAGAACGGCGCTAACGTTTATCAGAGTTCTCGGCGCCGGCGCAAATGATACGACGGGTGACATGGCTCTAACGAGACGAAAGGGGACAGTTAAGAATGCAGGGTTTAGAATAAAAGGTGGTGTTGAAACTACGTCTAACAAGCCTTGTGGCGAAGTCCAATTTCTTGTCGCAGCACACGATGTAAAGACAGGTGTTGAGACAAACGGATATCCAATTTTTACAGACAATGATTCAATTAACTCTGCAGGTTACGCACACCTTGTCCGAGGCGTAATATTTACTGCAACAGGTTCTAGAGTTCAAGTAATGAACCCGGGAGACAATTATTCAACTCGCCGTTCCCACGCAGCAGATTTTGCTCACATCACATCTTACGACGATGCTGACGGCGACGGAACTTTTAAATTAATCCTGTCTTCAGCGATAGGCACAGACTACGGCAATGATGAAGGGCATCCAGGGATCAGAATTTATACAGCATCACTTGACCCAGCTAGCATGCATTACGTTGGTAAAATACTCAACACAAGCCCTGAAAGATTTCAAACAGAACAGCACTTGCTGTATTTAGACTTGCCAGTTCAAAATGAATTGGCTTCGGTTGCCAGGCCTACTGGCCCTGCTGCATTCTTGACGAGGTCGGTGGGTATTCTTTCTGGTACAGCTGCAACAACTACAGCGGGCGACGCAATATCTGATGTTTTTGGTTCGTATAATACACGATACCGCCCCGCCAGAACAACTCAGTTCATATCACAACCTTTTGGGTCAAAAGAGTTCAACTTGTTTCATTTTGAGACAATTGACGACGGAGCCAATGTAAACACTAAGTACAAGGTTTCAATCACAAACATAAGAAGGTCTATAGACAATCAAAATCCTTACGGTACATTCACAGTCTTGATAAGAGACTTCACAGATACTGATACTAACCTTAAGATCTTAGAGCAGTATCCACTTTGCACCCTCAACCCAAATGATGAAAATTATATAGCAAATAAAATTGGTGATATGAAGGTTGCGTTTAATTTTGATGCAGAGACAGAATCCGAGCGCAGGTTAAATGTGACAGGAAAACGACCAAACAGGTCAAAGCTTGTTAGAGTCGTTATGAATGCCGATGTCGACGACAAATTAACCCCGCCCGAAGCATTACCTTTTGGGTTTAGAGGATTACCCGTTCTAAAGACATCAAATTCAATTACTGATCGTGCAAATGTCGCTATATCAGGTGTAGGGCACACGACAACAGTAACTGAAAGTTTAAGATTACATGGCTGGCCCGGAACATTGACAACAGATCAGAGAGTTCAACACCTGTCATCTTCAATTATACCCCCTGTTCCTATGAGATACAAGGTGACGAGAGGACAATTGAGTAGTACGTCTAGCCCTTACTTTACAGGGTTCCCTGGTGTAGAGGAACGCGCTCATCCGAGTCTTTACTTCGGTGTTCAGTTCGAATACTTGCCCTTTTCAAGTAGCTTCCAGGGCGCTGATGGAGTTGCGAACGCGGCTCTCACACCAAACGCAGGAAACTTTCCAAATCCACTAATTAGTTCTTTAACAAAGTTTGCAGGGCTTTCTGGAATGGATGCGCTGGTGACGGGATCCGGCGCTGATTCACTTAATAATAATAAGTTTTCGCTTGCAAAGGTCGCATTTTCAAATGAACCTGCCGGAGTTACTACTTCTCTGGCAACAGCAGTTAAAAATACTATAACAGGGTCAACATCAGATCACATGAGAGAAGCAGCGTACATTAGAAATGGAGTGCCTCAATCTCCAAGGTATACTGTGGCAGACGGCGCAAGAACTAGATTGACTTTTGCAAGTTTAATGGCTGCAAGATCACCAGTTCAGTTCAATAGATTTACAGAATACATGAAATTTACAAACATGTTTTACGGTGGATTCGATGGGCTCAACATACTGGACAGAGATCAAGCGCTGATGAACGATCGTGCATCTTCGGTTTCCGAAGGAGGAAAAGGAGCGGGCGGCGTAATCTCATATCAAAACTTAAATTCAGTGTCATCTCCCGGATCAGGTAAACTCAACAACGTCGTAGCATCTTACAGGAAAGCAATTGACATTATGACTGATGAGTTCACGACGCGTGTTAATATTGTAACGATCCCGGGTATCAGGGATACTTTTGTTACAAATCACGCAGTGACAAAAACAGAAGAATTTAGCAAAGCAATTTATTTAATGGATGTACCTGCCTATGACGACACCAAGACTAGGCTGTATGACGGAGATAGTGCGCGCGCAAATGTTAGAAAATCCGCAGAAATGTTTGCCGGAAGAGCACTTAACAGCAACTATGCAGCATCATACTTTCCTGATGTAATTATTGAAGATGAAATTAATGGTGATGCCGTAAAAGTACCAGCATCAGTCGTCGCGCTCGGCGCGTTAGGATTAAATGATAAGTTGGCATTCCCATGGTTTGCACCTGCAGGATTTAGAAGAGGTGCGCTCACCGGCGTTCTAAACACAGCCGTCCGGCTAAACGCTGAAGATAGAAATGTACTTTACGATGCACGCTTAAATCCGATAGCTAGCTTTCCCGCAGGTGGGTTCGTCATCTTTGGGCAGAAAACGCTACAGCTAAGTAGATCTGCACTAGATCGTGTCAATGTGAGAAGAATGCTTCTTGAGGTTAAGCGAATTGTTTCAAATGCAGCGCTAGATATTTTATTCGAGCAGAACACACCACAGACGAGAGCAAGATTCTTGGCAAACGTAAAACCAAAGCTTGCGTTGATACAGTCTCAGCAGGGCATTGATCAATTCAACGTCATAATGAATGATAGTAATAACACGCAGGCAGACATTGAAGCTAACAGATTGAATGGTAAGATCATTCTAGTTCCAACTAGAGCAATTGAATTTATCGCAATGGATTTCATTATTACAAATGCAGGTGTTAGTTTTGAATAGATATAACAAGCAGTTTAAATGGAGAATATAAATGGGTGAAACTACTTTCAGATCAGCTGGTGTAATGACTAGAGAGATAGACCTGTCTCAGCCTCAAAGCCGCGGACCCACAGGTGTTCCAGCAGGAATTGTTGGCGCCGCAGAAAAAGGACCAGCTTTTGTTCCTCTAACATTTGGAAGCGCTCTCGACTTTGCAGAAGTTTTCGGAGATGCGCTCGAGAACGACGAGCAAGCGTACGCGTACATAGCAGTTTCTCAGTGGCTTGCAAACGCTGGTGCTTGCACTTTCTTAAGAGTCCTTGGTGTGGGCGATGGTAAAAAGCGCGACGACGCAACAGGGAATGTGAGAAACGCAGGCTTTGTCGTTGGTGGCCAGACGATTCAAAATGGCGGTCAAGTTAGCGATAATATTTATGCAAATTCAGGCGTTGGTGCTGTTGAGGGAAGAACGTACTTCCTAGGATGCTTCATGTCAGAGTCTGCAGGTTCAACAATTTTTAGTGAAGCAGGCATGCAAGGGCCTCAAATATTTAAGGACGCATCTGCAGCCATCCAGGTTGGTCAGCACGTCACAGGAACGATCATACTTCAAGGCGATGATGGAACTAAAAAAGCTTTCCACTTCGGCTCCGGATCTGACGGCGACGCGAGGGCAGCATATACATGTAAAGGCCCAGTCATCGAGGTCCCAGCAGGTGTCTTGATCAAGACAGACGCCGCAAGGTCTGCGGCACAAATCCGCCAGGCCTTTGCAGAACAGGCCGCTTTGCAACTAAACATGAACACCCGGCACACCGCACCCACTCTGGGTGGAGTCGGACGTCACTTTACAATTCTTTCTCAGTCCGCCAAAGCCGGCCACCTCGGAAATACACCCATAACTTACATTGTGCCATCCTCGAGCGCCGGCGTTCCATTCGCCGGCGACGTCATTTTAGGACCTAGATTGTCTACGTTTAAAGATGGAGCCGGTGCAGCAATCCCGAGTGTACTCGGCGGAGATACACAATTTCGATCTGGCTCTGTGAAGGGTGCACCTGCTGCGATCCTTAGAGGTGTGTTACTTGCACCGTCTGGCGTGATTATTCATCTGGGTTCAAAAGACGAGGTGGCACCGAGCGCAACTGAAACAGCACGTGTTAGCGATGATACGGTAATGGGCCGAAAGGGTGCCATCACTGGATCAGTTGATTCAAAATCAGGGGGTGCACTAATTAAGCTGGTCTTAAACGGGCACAAGGGGACAACAGAGTATCCGAACTTAATTACAGCGTCACTCGATCCAACAGAAGGCGAGTATATATCTAAGGTTTTAAACACTGAACCCGCTGATATCGAAAAAGCTGGGCATCTTCTTTATGCACACTACGATGTACACCCTAATCTTGCCGCAATTACAGGTTCGGGCGCGATCTACAGTTCGGGTGGAACAGAACATAATGCGGCTTTCATACTGACATCTTCAGTTGCAAGAGTTGGCAGAGGCGGCGGTGCCCTTTCATCAGCTGTACCTGTTTATGAGTCATTTGAAGATAGATTTACAACACCAAAGACTCCCTTCATTACGTCGCAAGACTTTGGTGCTGCACCATATAACTTGTTCAGGCTGCATTCGCTCGATGACGGTGCATACTCAACCGGAAAAGAGCAAGGTTATAAAGTTTCTGTCACAAATCTTAACAATACAGAGAAGTACCCGAGATTTGACATTCAGATACGACGATTAGGTGATACTGATCGCAATCCTGTAGTGCTCAAGACGTTCCCAGGTCTGACTTTAGACCCAGGATCTGATCGCTATATTGCAAGAGTAATTGGTGATCAGCAGGTAAAGTACGACTTTGACAGTAATAAAGAATCACAAAAATTAATAATTGAAGGCACCCACCCAGTAAGAAATAAATTTGTCCGGGTTGAAATGTCGGAGGACATGAAGAAGAAAGAAGTGCCTGTAGAGGCAATTCCGTTCGGATTTAGAGGTCCAGATCATCTTGTAACATCTGGTTCGATGCTGACATCTATCACAGGTTCTGAAAATGTCATCCGTGATTTTGCAAGAGGCGTCCAGACTCCTCCCATACCTTACCGTAGAAAAATAACGCTGGGAACAGGAATCGCTACGCAAACCCTGTCTAGTCTCTTCTGGGGATTTCAGTCAACAAGGCTCGAGCAAATGGACAATCCAAATGCACCCCTCTCTACAGACGAAGAAGACACGACCACAAATGATCCAATATTTGACGATGGTCTGTTAGGTTTCCTTAAATACTTTCCTACACACAGAAAAGATGCAATAAACTTTTCAGTAGGGAACAATCACGGAACAGCAGATTCGAACGGCTCAATTTTAGATTGTGACAGGTTCCAGAATGCAAGATTCTCGCTTCACAAAGTTCAAGTTGTTACAGCTTCCGCTGCAGAGGGTCGTCGAGCTGATCCACAACTGTGGCTGTCTGCTTCGTATGTGAGGCAAGGAGGCATCACACCCAACGATGATAACAAAACTCGCGCATTGACAGTTGACGACCTACACAACGCCGCGAATCGCAAGTACTGCAATTTTACGGTCCCAATGCAAGGTGGATTCAACGGCCTCGATATTTTCGATAAAGAAAAGCAGCGTCTTTCAAACACAGCAGCAAAGAGAGAGATGGACGACTTAATCAAGCAGGGAGGCCTCGACGGATCTACAGTTGCTGCTTACAGAAAAGCAATTGACATTATGGGTGATACATCTGGTGTCGATATTAAATTACTTGCGCTCCCGGGGATGAGACACTCATCAATTACCGATTACGCAATTGATGAGATAGAGACCCGATTCGATGCACTATATATTATGGACATTGAAGAGCGAGATGAATTTAACACAGTTATTACGTCATCTGTTCAGTCACCTCATGTCGTGAATACTGTGACGGCATTTAAGAATAGAGGGCTTGATTCATCATTCGCTGCAGCATACTTCCCAGACGTGACAGTCATACACCCCAAAACAGGTGACAACACACCTGTACCGCCCTCATGTGTTATCTTAGGCGCTTACTCGCTTAATGACAAAGTAGGACACCCCTGGTTTGCACCCGCAGGATTCGCAAGAGGGTCTGTTTTTCAGACAGCCAATGGAGCACTCGAGCCGGTTGTGTCCAATGTCATTACGAACAGAGAAAACTTAGATGTGCTCTATGAAGCAGATATCAACCCAATAGTTCAATATGTTGGTCGACCGCTAAGTGTGTGGGGTCAAAAGACGCTACTCGCGAATGCATCCGCATTAGATAGAGTTAATGTTCGAAGACTGCTAATAGATGTCAGAAGAAAGGTGAAAGCTGTTGCAACTCAATTGTTGTTTGAGCCAAATCGTGCAGAGACTTTGGCGAAATTCAGCGCATTGGTAAACCCAATTTTGCAAAACATTCAAGACTTACAAGGTGTTGATAGGTTCAAAGTGATTATTGATTCGTCTACCACAACGCAAGCAGACATTGAAAACAATACTTTGAGAGGTAAGATATTCTTACAGCCCACAAGAACTGTTGAGTTTGTTGCACTTGACTTCGAAGTCACAAATACGATTTAACAATATAAAGAAAACTAAACAAGTGATATATATTTAGTATTAGGAGATTAATAAAATGGCAGAGACACTTTCAGTCACAGATATGTTACCAAATAAGTTTGAGCCCAAAAGAAATTATCGATGGGTTCTTGCTATAGAAGGAATTGATTCGTTTTTGATCACAAAGACTGCAAGACCAACCATTACTTTTACTGATAAGAAAATTGAATTTATTAACAGTTATCGCATGGTGTCTGGTAAGTTATCTTTCGGAGACATGTCAGTAACACTACACGATCCAATTGCACCTTCAGGTGCTCAGCAAGTGATGGAGTGGATTAGAACTCACTATGAATCTGTCTCAGGTAGAGCAGGTTATGCAGATTTCTACAAGAGAGACATTCAGATTAAATTGCTTGATCCAATCGGAACAGTTGTTGAGCTGTGGGACGTAAAGGGCGCAATTATAAATTCTGCAAACTTTCAATCCCTTGACTACACAGGCGATGATACAATGATGATTGACTTGACACTCAAGTTTGACAACTGCGTGTTACAATTCTAAATTTTTACTATTAACTATTTACCTAAGCGTTCATAGAATACTATGAGCGCTTATTTTTTATGGAGTAAAAATGTCAAAATCAGAACTGTTTGGAAATATGCCGGACAGCATGCCAAAAAACAATGTTATGAAAAATGACTTTAACTGGGAAGTACCAGTAGAGTCAATACCCTTACCTTCAAAAGGTATGATTTATTCACCTGAAAGTCGACTTTACAATACAGAGACTGTTCAGATCAAAGCAATGACCGCGCATGAAGAAGATATTCTATCATCGCAAGCTTATATCAAAGAGGGTACAGTAATTACTGAACTCATAAGATCGTGCGTATCAGATAAGTCAATAAACCCAGAAGAAATGATAAACGGTGACAGGGTTGCATTAATGATAGGTATCAGGGTCACAGGTTACGGTCCTGAGTATAAAGCTACAGCAACGTGTAGCACATGCAACAGCCCAAACGAAATCACTGCAAATTTAACAAATCTTCCAATCAAGAGGTTGACCATATCTCCTGTCGAAGAGGGTAGAAATGAATTTACTTTTGATTTGCCTGTTACAAAAAAGAGCGTTCACTTTAAATTCTTAACAAACAAAGATGATCAAGAGCGCGCAATCACTGCAAAAAATAAGGCGAGAATTCTTAATTCTAAAACAGAAAATAATATTACGTCCTTCTTGGAACAGTCAATAATCTCAGTTGATGGAAAAACAGACAGGGCAAAGATAAAACATTTCGTTCAAAATATGCCTGCATACGATTCAAGAGCATTGAGAAAGTTCATTACAGACAATGAGCCGGGTATGGACATGAAATGGAATTTTGAATGTAACAGTTGTGGCGCACATAATTCAGCCAATTTACCCATTACGGCAGAGTTTTTTTGGCCCAATAAATAACTGGAGGGAAAATTTCCTAGAGGAATGTTTCGCGCTCCAGATGCACCTGAATATGTCGTATTCAGAGGTGCGAAGGATACCAATCCGGTACAGGACATGGTTCATTAGAAGATTGTCTGACTATTTTGCTAAGCGAGATCAAGGGCCCGAACCAGATACCTCAGACGCGAAATCCCTGTCTGACTATCAGGAAATGCTAGATAAAAAATTTAAGTGACATATTTATATCTAGGAGTATAGTTTGGCAGTACAAGAAATAACATTCGCACCTGGGGTGATGGATCAGCTAGCTCAAGCAATCGGCCAAGAGTTGCGTGATTTGTATAATCCCACAACACGCGGCGGCGGAGGAATAGATCCTCCTCGTGATAGAGACTTCGACACATCCGACCCCACCCCAGGACGAACTCGTGCCACTGCCTTCTCCAGGGAAGCTGAAGCTCAGCGAACGCTGCTGACAAAGCTTCAAAACTTATCATTTGATACAGTAGAGTCTGCAATAAATTCTTATGATGCTCTAGTAAAGTATTCCACACTGAGAAATGCCAACGCGCTAGAGAACATACTAGATAGGTACGGCGGAAACTTCACAAAGGCGTACATCACACGGAATAAAGAGCTAGATTCTCTAGGTGAAGGTCTAACCCGATCACAGGTAGAATTGTTTAACGCATCCACAAGGATGTTTAGAGATACTGACTTAGGTAACTATTACGAAAGAATAGAAACCATGCAGCGCGACATGTACTTCATGCAAGATCAGTTATCATCAAGGACATATAACGCAGCAGTCGACATGACAGAAGGGGTGACTCAGCAAGCTTTGATGTTTAAGCAGACGATGGGCTTTACAGGTACAGAAGTAGCCACCCTTCTTCGAAGAGGATATGTTGAGTCAGGCGAAACCTCAGAAGAGATACTGAACAATATTGCATTCCACGCAGCTGAGATGTCAGAAGCGACAGGAATTCCTCTCAAGCACTTAGCACACGGAATCAAAGAAGTGATGTCTGACATGCAGACTTTCACAACAATGACAGAGGCTCAAGCAGCAAGGCTAACGGCATCTTTGATGGAGATGGGTGTTTCTATGAGCGGATTCGAGGGGATGCTCACTCCTTTCCGTGATTTCTCAACTGCAGCAACTAAAATGGGCGAGATTTCTTCAATATTCGGAGTTCAGCTTGATGCAATGGAAATGATGTATCTTGCTAACGAAGATGAAGAAAAGTTTCTGCACAGGATGCGAGAGGATCTGATAGCTCAAGGTGTTGACATGGAAAACATGTCAGGTGCACGTCAGAGAGTTCTTTCAAGAACGTTGGGCATGAGCATGGAAGAGACACGAACATTCCTGTCTACTGGAGAAAGACTCACGTCAATGTCAGAGTTACAATCTGCTAGCGCGAAGGCAAACGCTAGAGATCAAGCAGAGGCATTTCAACTTTTGAAAGATCAAAAGATGCCGCAAGTTTTTAATGCTTCAACCCAAGAACTAAGGTTGATGGAAGTCGAAATCGCGAAAAATGCTCGATCGGTTTTGAGAATGAAGGAAAATGTTGCGGGTGTAAATGAACAGCTTAGTAAGCTTGCTAACACGAAGATTGCAAAACAATTTCAAGATGCAAACGCAGAGATTCAAAAGATAGGAAGTGATCTTCCTGGGAAAGTTATCA